GCCTCTAAGCCCCACAAAGTCCTGTATGAGGCTCCTATGCCCTCTGTGAAGGCACTGATGCCTGCCCTGTGGGTGTGTCCACAGACTACAGACTTACCAAACTTACGCGCTAGACCAAGGGCAGTAAGTCCAGCATTGGTGTTCATAGATCCTTCATCACCATGGACTAAGACCCAGCCTTTGTGAAACTCAAAGGGCTTTTTATGGAATCGGATGCCGAGTCCTGCGAAGTCCATAAACTTGGAGTATTCAAGCTCTGGCAACCCAATGAGGCTAGGTGCTCGTAGTAGCGTATGGTAGAGCCTGTCTGTGTGATTGCTGCGAGTGACATCTGTTGTGCCGAGGTCATAGAGAATATTCTGAGCAAGGCTTCTGTCAGCATCTAATGTCCCCTCCCACTCTAACTTAGTGCCCTGTGCCCACTTGCTTTGTGACTGCATATCTAGCTCGTCACCTGTGTTTAACACAAGGTCAAACTTCTCACGCTTTACTAACTTGATTAGATTCTTAACGGCTTGCTCGTGGTGATAGGGAATCTGTAGATCCGAGATAACCAGATAGCGTTTTTTAATCATCGTCCTCATCTTCGTAATCGCCAAACTTCTCTGGCGGTACTTGATCGGGCAAGATCCAGTGCGGATAAGACTGAGGCTCAGTGATCATGAACATAGCAATATCCTCTACAAAGCCTGCCCTTTTAAGGCTGCAAAAGTATTCATAAAGCCCAATGCAATAAGCATCTAACTTAGAGTAACCCTGCTCCTCAAGTGCCTTTGTCGCTTTTCTTGCCATGGGTAAATTATCGCTCTAGAAGTAGGTTATAAATCTCATCGACACGCCCGTTAAGTCTTTTGATTTCAGACATAAGGTGTGTAATAACAAACCCAGACAAGCCACCAATGATGGCGAGAGTGGATAGGTAAAGGGTAAAGAAGTCGGATTGTGTCACTTCTTTTCTACCTGATCTATCGCAGCTTCTAAAGAATCGACCACGATATCTGCAACAGACTTCTTAGCGCGGTAAGACTTAATCGCTTGGCGTAGCACAGGGATAGCAATTACTCCTGCAATACCAGCGATGATCATTGAGAGGCTATTCATTACTTGCTCCTAACATAGGTATCTGAAAAAAAGCCCCATCATCGTCAGCTTCTTTCGCAAACGAGATATGGCAGTGGTGGTTGTGTTTGTTAGCCCCTGTGTATTCTCGCCATGCCCATCCTTTTTTTGATGAGGCGATACGACCATCAAAGATAATGTAGGCAATACGTCTTTCTTTTTTAGACTTGCATAAGAGACGAATCTGATCTGCAATATCTGGCATGAGGTCTGGCTTGCTCCGACCACTGACATCACGATCAACATCGATGGCACGAACCCAACCATTAGCATCGGGATTATGATCGCTAGGGCGAGCTGCGTGTCGGGTATCACCGATCCAGCCATCCGATGTGCGGTCACGATCTGGGAATGTGTCATCAAACTGTTCCCTTAATTGGATCGCTGCCTTACTTAATCTTGGCTTCATTTATGATCGCTTTCGACTTAGACCAGAGCAAATTGCCCTTGCAGTAAAGGTAATGAAATTGACCAATGAAAGGTCTAGTTTGTGTATTTATCTCAAAGTTACTAGCTGACCATGAATCTATAACTACAGATTTATCTTCATCGGTCTGAGTAATTACCCAAGGCTTTTTAAGATCCATCTTGTTATAGTTGATTAAATAGTGATTCATATCGATAAATCTAAATCCCACAATAGGGTATCTTCATTAAAGATATAGCCATTATCGGCTGGCTTAGGAGCAATAAATGCATCACGACTAGGATCATAAGTGCATCCTGTCCCTGCAAAGTTTTTACGGAAACTCCCATTATAAGAGGTTTGTATCCAAGTGCCGCCATAATGTGCAACACAGAAATCAATGCCTTTTTGCTCCGATTCAATACCATCTGCACCTAGAAGTTCATTATTGTGAACCACTATAACGCGCTTGACTATATTGTTATCGTCTAATTCTGCAAAGTGTGCCATTAGAAGGTTATGCTCCCGCTTCCTGTCCACCGATAAATATAATTCCCGCCTGAAGTAGTTTGTGTAGGTGAGCCTGTAGTTGCTACCGCAAGTCCATTAGAAGTTGGATAAGAAATAACCACAACACCTGAGCCACCTGTGCTGGATGAACCTGATGTTGTGCTACCCACACCACCACCGCCACCACCTGTATTAGCTGTGCCGTTTTGTGGGGTTGCTCCAGCATTTCCACCACCACCTGAACCGCCTGTACCACTTGCTCCGCCTGATTGCGATCCACCGCCACCGCCACCACCTGCATAAGTCACAGAAGTTCCAGTTATAGAAGATGCTGCACCTGCTCCACCATTAGCACCTGTAGTGGTAGTTGAGTTACCACCGACTGCACCTGCTCCACCGCCACCGCCTGAAGCTGCTGAAGTTGTACCGCTGTTATTGCCAGTGCCACCATTGTTACCTTGTCCTGAAGTGCCTGTGTAGACAGTAGTTCCGTTGGAACCACCACCAGATCCGCCATTAGTACCCTGTTGATTGATTGCGGAAGTTTGTCCTGAACCGCCTCCTGTTGATGTAATGCTACTGAAAACAGAATTTTCACCCACTGAAGCTGTAGATTTATTTGTGCCTGCTCCTACTGTAACTGTCAAAGGCACACCTTTAGAACAGACAAGAGAACCAGTACGCATGCCACCTGCTCCACCGCCTCCGCCTGAAGCCTGCGATGTAAACATGCTGTTTGTGGTTGTTACGGCTCCACCACCGCCACCACCTGCTACTACCAAGTAATTAACGGTTACTGTCGATGGAGCCATTGTAGTACCAGCAATAATTCCAATAAGAGGGCTAAACATTATGCAATGCCACCGACTACGATCCAAGAATTTGCAGCAAGTTTTATAGCAACAGCAGACTTATAGCGAGCCAATACTGGTGCTGCCGATACTGTTCCTGCACTTGTTACAGTAGTAGTACCAGAAGTCACAGCGTTGATCGTAGTTACTCCCGCACCTTTTTGATATACAAGCAAGGTTGTGCCGATAGGAAAGTTATAGGTTGCATCTGTCGGGATGCTGAAAACATTTGCGGCAGCGTTGTCCATTGTGCAGATTGAATACAGACCGTCTGCCTTGACTGCTGTGTAAGTTGTGCCAGTCTGAGCATTTACTGTAAGCCCAGCAAACTCTGTGTCAATGTCTTGACCAAGTAGGGCAATAGCCGTAGCACCATTTTTTACAAGGTCTGAGCTCGTAGGTACATCAAAGCCAAAGTTAGTAGTTGTAGTTGCCATTAGGTTAGTGCTCCAGTCGCGTTAGTCCAAGTAAGTGTAGCATTTACGCCAGTCCAGATAAGTGAGGCTGGCAATATTGTTTCCCATTGTGTAGTCGATAGTGAGAAGTCTGTAGCTGAGACATAAAGGGTTATGTCCACATAGGTAGGGGTGGCGTTAAGTGCCACATTCTCGACAAAGCCATCGAAAGTGCCATCGAGTAGATTGGTAGGCAAGTTAGTGATAAGCACTGGCTGACCAAAGAAGATTCCAATTAAACTGTCAAGCATTGCGCTAGGCATGTCGGGATTATCTAAGCGGAACTTAATTGCTCCAAGGGATGATCTAGGGTTCTTGCGTAGGTTTAACTCTCTAGAGGCGATATCAGTAATGTCTCCAAGGTTCTTAATGTTTGACTCAGCCGACTTCTCAAACAAGCCGTAAGAGGCTATAGAGTCGCTATCAGAGGTACTGTAGGTCGATGCGTAGCCAGCGGCATATTTATAGATAAGGCTGTTACGGATACGGGCTATCTGAGTCTGAGACTGGATGCTGCTAGGAGTCGCATAGGATCCATCAAGGTTAGTAAAGCCATTGGCTGCTAAGTAGTTAGAGCGATGGTCTGCATCGTCATAAGAGACATCGCCATCCTTCTCCTCATATATCTGACCTAGTGCGCTTGTTGCTATCTGATCTACTAGGCTCTGGCTCTTGGCAGTAGCACTAGCTGCGAGGTTAATCATTGTGTAGAAGCCAGTGTCAATAGTGCCAATATAAGACTCAGCTTCAGCCCATGTAACTGTTGCAGGATAGGTATCCCATGTGACTGTAGGGGTAACCTCTGCCCATGAAAGGCTAAGAGCATTGCCTAGGATCTCTGCTATTTGTGCGCCATCTAAAGCTTCCGCTAAAGCTGTGTTATAAACAGCCTTAGTTAATTTAGCCAGTGCGCCAATGCCAAGGATTGTGCCAGTAGTAACATAGCCTGATTCCTCTGGGCTTCTGACACCGATACTAAAGTCTGACACTTCCCCACCGAATACAGTGACATAAGTACCGCTAGAGTTTTTAAGTTCTAAGAGTATTGGCTCAGTGACGTTGATGGTAAATGGTGAGTTATCTGCATTTATTATCTGCACTTGGCAGTAACCAGCAGTAGGCTGGCGATCTATGTCTAATCGACCAGATGCAAAGGAAACAGAGGTGACAGTCGTATAGACATCATCTCCAACAGTTACTCGCCATTCAGGAAGCCAAGTCATTAGGCTACTCTCAGTGTTCCACGATCTACAGCGTTTTGAACGACTTGATCTATAAGTTCTGCAACAGCATTAGGATCTCCCACAATGCCATTAAAGTTATTAACAACACTGACTGAGTTGCCGCTAGCATTAGGAAAACCGCTAGGAGCATAGTTGCCTGCTGTAGAGGAATAACCACCGCCACCTACTATAGGTACAAAGCTGCCAGCAGCTAGTGCATCAAGAAGTGAAGGAGTGCCTGTTCCTGTTGCAGTGCCTGCTACTGCTGAGGTGCTAGTGGCTGTGCCACCACCAATCTTTCCTAACAAAGCAATAGCAGCATCTAGATTGGCTAAGTTAATTAGATCCTTTGGAAGGATTGAGTCAAGGATGGACTTGATATCTCTAAGTTTAAGATCCTGATTGGTAAGCACACCAAGGATTTTTAAGTCTGCATTAAGTTTAGCCGTTGCATTAGAAATGGCTGCAACATCATTGGACTTGATTGCTTCTTCTAATTCCAGAATAGACTGCTTGACCTCAAGGCGAGCAAGGTCGTTAGTAATCTGTAATAACTGTGCTTGACTAGTAACTTTGCCTAGTTGCTCGGCTGCACTCTTTTCAGCTGCGGCTAACTGGATCTTCTCCATGTCAAAGACATTCTCACCCTTGCCTAAGGCTAGGTTTGCCTTGTCGATGGCTGCCTTTAACCGCTTGGCCTTAAGTTGCTTCAATTCTTCTGCTGTAAGTTTCTTGCTTAATCCAAGAGTTGCAGCAGTATATTTAGCTTCTAATTCAGCTAGATGCGCTAGACCTGCTGTTGGATCGTTTGCCGAACCTTTGTTAGCACCTTTAGCCAGGCTTCTCAAATATGGGATCATCGTGAACTTAAACAATTTATCAATGTCAAAGATTGCGCCTGCTCCACCGAACGGAAGATTACCAAATCCTTTTATTTGATCTATAAGTATTGCTAATCCTTGAATGGACTCGGATACAGCCGTAGCAAAGTCCTCCATACCTGTTGCTAGATCATCGACTGTAGTGTCCTCGCCTAGTATTTTAAGCGACTCAATGATGCCTTTACCGATAATCTCTTGAACGTTATTAGATGCAACAGATAACTTGTCCATTGAACCTTGGAAAGTATTAGCCGAGGCAGTAGCAGCCCCAGCGAAGGTAGTTGAGAGTTGATTCATTATCTCATCAAAGGACTTAGCCTTTAGATCAGCCTTAGAGATGCCTACACCTAATTTACCTAGGGCTGTGTTATTGCCTAGGTATGCCTTGGAGATTGCACCTGTTACAGATGCTAAGTCTTTTCCAGTTGATGCGGAAATATCTAGAGCGATCTGCAATAACTTCTGGCTCTGTGCTGTGTTTTGTGTCGCTACTGCTAACTGCTGATAAGCAGGGCGCAGCTTGTCATCGACTACACCAAACTCGCTTTGTAACTTTTGGATAAATCCTTCAGCAGCGGCTGCATCTCGACCTAGCCCGACATTCTTTAAAGCTAGTGCTAATTGCTTCTGTGCCTTCTCATCAGCGGCTGCTGCCTTTACTGAGGCTTTGGCATAATTTAAGACCGCTGTAGCACTGAAAGCAACACCAAGAGTCTTGGCCATATTTTTAACATTTTTAGTTAATTTATCTGTAGAACTCTCAGCCTGCTTAAAGGCTCCCTTGCCAGTAAATTGCGCTGCAATGTCAATGACTATATTGCTCATGCTGCTCCCTTAATGCTTCCAGAAGCAACGCGGCTCTTAAATGCTTTGTCTGCTTTTTCAATGGCCTTAAATATGGCGTTTAATTGCTTGCCTTGATCTTGCTCCCAAGCGCGATAAAGCACACGACCACGCATGTCTTGGCCAGCCTTTTTGCTGCCGTACAAAGGGCCTTGCTGAATAAATCGTTCACCGGCAGGGGTGCGCTGGACTCCTGATAATCTGCCTGCTGTCTCATAGATTGCACCAGCTGCTGACATATTCTTAACTCTAAATAAGGATCTAAACCCTTTGGAGTTTGGCTTACCATAACCGGTACGATAAACAATGCCACGCTTGATGGCTGTTGCATCATAGCGAGGAAATGGGCGCACTCTGCCTGATGTGTTAAATGCTTTAGGTTCCCCTTTAGGAACTCTGTCCCAGTTATAAAGCCCACCTGGAGCAGATGCTGGGACAAAGCCTCTTGCATCTTTTTGAATGACTTTTAAGGATTGTGTAATCTCAGCTGTTAATTCTTTAGCAAGATCAGGAGCGTAATTTCTAAGAGCCTTGCGGAGTTCAATAACGCCTTTTACTTGAACTGGCATCTTTAATCTCCTTTGCTTCATCTCTGAGACCTTGCAGAAGTGCATCTAGCATGGTCTTATCTAAATCTAATAACTGCTGTGGCGCGATCCCCAACCTAATGCTCAAGCGAGCAATGAGGTAGGTGAATGGTTGATCGCGCTTTAAGCTAAAGGGTCTGAGTCAAGCACCTCAACACTTTTAAGTGTCTCAATGAAGTCCATCCCGAAAGGCTTAACAGTTTCACCTGACCTGCGTGTTACTTCCCATGCTAGCCAATAGACATCGCTCTGCTTTTCTTCA